GCCCTGAAGGCTATAGTTTCTTACGCTCAAAGACAACTTTGTTGTGTAGTCACTTCGCACAGAAATCCCAATCCGAGCCTCGAGAGTAATCTCGTTCAGCAAGGAGTAGTCTTACAACTGCTCTGGATAGTGCTATTATGGTAAGTCCCATAGGTGTGTCCAATTTCTTTGGCTCATCACAATGCATTGTCGGTGACTAGACCCTGAGATGGGCAACTAGGAGGACAACGAATAGAATAGTTCGGGCATAGCAATGTGCTAGGATCGAGGTCTACGCATTCGTGGAGCAACATAGCTGCCGTTTCTGTAAGGATACGGTAGTCGTTGACAGCACTAATCAAACACAAATTTATTCATGTTTAATATAATGCAAAACATTGTAAGTGGTTTTTGGAATTCGTTCTTGTTGCTTGAGTCTATTATCACTCGGACAGCGAAAGCTGTAGCTCGAAAGAGCAGATCCCTTGAAAAAGGAAATCGATGGATAAGACAACACGAGTTCAAGAACTTTGTGAAAATAACCGCATGAATAACAGCGAGTACGCATATGAGAGGTTACTACAACATTCTTATAGAACGAGTAGGAAAGTTGATCAAAGCATCTGGCTTCACATGGGCTTACGCCTATATGAAGGAGGTGCTGAGATTAACTACTAAATCATTAGCCGGGAATCCAGAGTTTGGTACCTCTTTTGTAAAGAGGGACAAATATGGGTTGCCGACGGTCGTACCGGGCCCTATCCGAATTATGTTCAGGTCGTTCATCGATGATGGACTTTCTGGACAAGTTCAGAGAAGGGTAATAATCGCTACACTTTCGTTACTAGCTATCTTTAGAGTATTCCCTGTGGAGGTTAAGCCATCATTATTAACAATAATGAGACCTTTTGCTGGGAGAGTGAAAACTCTCCCAACGTCCGACACAGTTCGTGCTTTAAAGAGTCTAGGAATCAAGGGAGCATTACCTAAGTTATATCTAGGTGAGTTTAAACCTTTGGTTTCTCAAAAAGCTGGTCCTAACGGTACCTTTGCAACCTGGAGTGCCGGGATAGACGCAATTGCGTTTATCTCGCATCCAGATAAGATATTACCTCTACTTCAATGGATGAAACTCCAGAGAGCGTATTGGTGGATAGCTTATTTTGTTTTCTTAAATCTTGCCTTCGGTTGAATCTATTTGATTTTCCGAGCGCTAGGACTTTGTAAAACACTGCAACTAGGTAAGTTAGCCGTTGTATACAATCAGGCAGGTAAAGCGCGAGTCGTTGCTGCCACCAATTGGTGGTATCAATCCTCTTTCGCTGGACTGCATGAAAGTATATTTCGCTTATTAAGAAATGTCGTTCAGGATGGAACTTTCGATCAGGCAAAATGCTATAATAAGCTTTTGCTTAGATCCGACTTCAGAGAAAATCTGAGCGGATATGATCTTAGTGCCGCCACTGATAGACTTCCAATTGACCTTCAGAGCCAAATTCTTAACGAACTTGGTATCCCTGGTGATCTTTGGCAAACTTTACTGTCAATAAATTGGCACTACAATGCTCTCAAAGAGACGACAATCCTTCGTAAAAACGAGGAGGGTGGTTTCGATGAGGCAATCCTTGAAAAAGGAAGTAGTATCGATATTCGATATGAAGTCGGGCAACCTATGGGTGCCCTGAGTTCGTGGGCTATGTTAGCACTATCACATCACGTGATCGCTAGAATAGCGTTTATTCAGAATTCTAAAAAACCTGAGTTCGGAAATTACGCAGTATTAGGAGATGACATTGTTATCAATGATGACAATGTCGCTTCTACATACTTAACGTTAATGGATGACCTGGGTCTGACAATTTCGATGGGGAAGTCTGTAATCTCGAAAGATTTTACGGAGTTCGCAAAAGAATTGAAAGGTTTTGGACTTGACATAACGCCACTAGGAGCAGGTATAATTTTATCTGCGACTAGAAGTGCCTACTACCTACCGACTCTCATATTGAAAGCGATAGATAAGTTTGTCTTATCACCCGACGGAGTTCTAGGGTTGTTGCGAAGTCTACCTGGCGGACTCTTTAATAAAAGAGTCGCACAAGATATCATTCGAACTTCCATGCTGATGACATTTGCTAACAATGCCTGGTACAGAGAAATAAGCCTTTATAACGTGAAAACGCTACAAAGGTATTCTAATTTCTTTTCCGCAGACATAGCCAAGTTTCCTGACGCGTTGTATGTGACTTTAGTCACATTCTTCGAGCAAGATCTTGAAAAGCAAAGGGATTCCGCCCATGTGGCAATGCGGAACTTCATAACTGAAGCTTTTGCATTATTCGCTACACGGGGGACAGCATTGAGATTACTAGAATTACTCATGAAACCTTTTAATCCAGGTTTCTGGATATACTTATTTGATGCTTTTGCGCTTCCGGGCAAGCTCGACGCTCTTGATGAAGAAATTCATAAAGAGGTGTATGCTATTCCGGCAGACAAACCTTTTGATAGGTGTAAATACTTGTTCTCTAAAGATTCTCGAGCGTCCGTTTTGGACATCGACAATCTAAAAGATCACGAGGTTAAGTTGGTTTCTAAATTTTATTTAGAAATCTACAGATCCTTGCAGTATAAACTGTATCTTTAGGAGTGTTTAAAGCTTCGAGTATGTATGTACTCAACGTTATTCTTCGGGTTACGCACGTTACGCGCAGCGATGACGAAATCTGGTTTTATCCAGTGGGTGTCTATCGGCTATTGAGG